CCTGAATCTGTTCGTCAGTTCTGCCATTCATCGGCACGCTGATATAAAGTTTTTTCATTCTGCTTCTCCTTCCATATTTCTTGAAACTCTACTGATTCTTTGGCTTTTGCAATATTGGCTAATAGATTAAGGCAAGTCTTAACCTCGCTGAAAACGGCATTTTCGAGCCTTGTAAGGGCATCTTGATTAACCTCATCAGTCTCCTTGAAGTCATCAATGACTTGCTTCTTCACCCTGTATACATTGCTGGTGTCTTCTTCAAGTGAGCCTACTAAATAATCAAGTAATGCTACCAGTTCCATATTACTGTTGAAGAAAGCGAACTCGCCTTTGCCATACTTGATATTCCGCAATGACAGGACTAACGCATCTATCATCGTGTCCTCGTGTTCAACTAAAGTTTCCATCAATTCTCTCGTCTTCATCTTCGTCCTCTCCAAATATGGTATCCACTATCTTCCCAACCATTTCCAGTACGCCCTCTGTTACTCCCGATACGCATAATGTTGCGGTCTGTTTAGTACAGTCTGCGATACCGATTATGATAGACATATTGTCTTCGTTGACACTTTCTAAATTTGTTCCTACCTCTTCAGCGAGGTTTCTGACTTTCTCATATACTTCTTTCATCTTGCTCTCCCTTCAAATATAGTCTTCGATAAGGTCTACTACTTCGTCCCTCTTAAGCCCTAACACTTTCATATACAGGTTGATAAAACCTTCCAAAGCGATGTTAAACTCTGTCTTGCAGTCCTCGCATAAGCCGTTAAGACTTGGCTCTCCGCAAACCTTGCACTTGACTGCTACTTTGAATCCCCAGTCCCCACAATTAGGGCAACTGTCCTTTTCCTCTTCAAAGCCCTTGATAGGCTCTTCAAATATCGCTCCGCAATTTTCACAAATATACATTTCGCATCTCCTTATATGTCTGTTTAAATCTACTGACTCTACCGCTTTCGTACTTGTCGCATTTATCTCCAGCAGGGCAACCTCTCCGCTCGAACGTATCAAGTATATACGCACAGGCTATGTTGCCCTCGCCTTTGAATACTCCAGTCACGTTAGTATGGTGCTTACAAGTCTTACACCTTGCGGTACATTTCGCTATTTCCTGTACTGCCATAACGGACACTCCTTAATCTTGCACCTTTCGGCTTCTGTCTTACTGTCTCCCGAACATTCGTAGCAGTATTTCTTAATGGCTCTTTTGAGTCTCTTGACTTCCGTCTCAGGCTTTACTTCTTTCTTCATCTTGCCACCTCATAGAATGTCATCTTGTCAGGCTTGAAGATTATGTCGAACTCTCCTACCTCTCCGTCTCTCTGCTTGGCAAGGTTCAAAGTCATTGGTCTTGATTTATTCCAGTCGTACTGAGCAGGGTTTTCAACGTCCTTGGCTTGTAGCCTGTGAAGAAGAATCACGTTATCACTGTCCTCTTCTATAGACCCTGATTCTTTGAGGTTCGCCATAGTAGGCACTACATTATCTGCGCTTCTGTTAATCTGACACAGCAGTATAATCGCTACGTTCTCCTGCATCGCTATCCTCTTAAGGTTAGATGTCATATACGAGAACTGGAGTCTAATGTCCTTGAACGGAACGCTTGCTCTCATCTGTGTCAACTGGTCTATTACTACGAGGAACGGTTTTTCGTTCTTTATGGTGGATTCTATGGCTTCTAACCTGCCTTCGCCTTCGTATACCTTGAACCGTTTTGATGCTCCGATTTCTGCTATGTGGTCTATGCCTGCTTGGAACAGTCTCTCGTTCTGCCTTTTACCAGTCTGAAATTCCTTTGAGGTCATATAACCATTCATCACCATAAGTCTTCCAAAACTTTGATTGGCACTCATTTCAAGTGGGAAGTATAAGACTTTAGCGCCCTGCTTCCACGCTCCATAGGCCATCTGTAACGCAAAGGCTGACTTACCCACTGATGGTCGAGCCGCTATGGCTGTTAATTCTTTTCTCTTTATGCCTGCGGTCAAGTAGTTGAGTGATGGCATCTTTTCCCAATTTATCGTTTGTCTCTGCGCCCTCTCTGCCATCTCATTTAAGAGGGATACGGCAGGGTCTGCGACTTCTTCTACATCACCGAATGTGACGGACTCAAGGTAGTCTATCTTGCCTTTAATAGTCTTTAAGTCTGATATGTTGGCGATGTCTCTTTGTATCTGCACTTCCATCATCTTTGAAAAGCACTGCTTATAGAGAATCTCTGACCTGATAAGAGATAAGTTTGCTAACTCTGGAATCCTCTTAAGGTCTTCCCCTATCTCGTACATCGTCTTGCCTTTCTTCAAGGCTTTTACTATCTCTGACTCTGTGAAGTCGTTTTCCTTTACATATTTGAGGTCTTCTAAATGCTCACCTCTCAACCACGTACCCAGCAGTACCGATTCATATTCTCTCATACGTGAAACCTTATTCCACCTTTCCCAAAGTCTAATTTTTCTGTTGTCTCTTCTTTATAGTTGTTAGATGGTGTCGCTTTGCGTGTCGTTTCGTGTGTCACTTTTGGATAGCCCGATGGCTGGAAGCCAGTGTTTTCAAGGGTTGCGATGGAATAACCGTGTGTCGCTTCGTGTGTCATTTTGTGTGTCGCTACCAGTTTCTTCACCGCAGTACGCACTTTCCTTTCCGATATGTGAAGGGCTTTCGATACTCCCCTGTAGGAGAATACCGTCTGACCCTTCTTTATCTTCCTGCCATCGGATGCTACTGAATCTTCAAAGTTTGATGTTGCCATTAGATATATCCACACCTTTAAGACTGTAGGGTCTTCATCGTTGAACATTTCCCAGTTCACTATGTCTCTGTCCATTCTGAACCAAAGTCCCATTATTCTTCGGGTAGCGTTATCCTTACGTACCCTGCCCTGCCTTTCTTCTGTTTGGGTTTGAGGTAGTGTTCATAGAGTTTGGGATTCTCTTTTTCAAAGGCTTTCTCATCAAACTTAAGTTCCACCGTATCCTCGCCATCAGGTACAAGAGTTATCTTCATACCGCTATTGGCTATAAATGACTTGACACCTTTGTCTTGCATCATCGCCTTGAGACTGTCTTTGAGGTTCTTGTATTCCTCTTCAAGTTTCTTATATGCTTTCAACTGTGTCTCAAGGACTAATGCCCTGTCTGCCATTTCGATAATCTCTGTTGGCTGAAGGTCTTCATCGGTCAAGAATGGATTACCTTTCATCTTGGCGAGGTCTTCCCTAAATCTGTTTATCTGTCTGAATATCTCTGCCAGTAAGTCTTCGTAGTCGGCTATATTGATTCTGTATATGTGCAGTCTCTTGGACTTGAACTTGGTATTGTAGTCTTCGGGTCTTTCATAGACCGCTAACATACCATTATCTCTGCCATAGAGTTTCATATAGAAGAGCAACTGCACCAAATAAGACTTGTACTGGTCAACATTCTTGTGTATAATTGAAGTGGTTTTGATTTCGAGGATGGTATCTTCGTAAAGTCCATCGCAGTTTCCTCTTAAATCTTCCACGATTTTCACAGTAGGGGTAAACTTGCAGTCGTACTTTTCGTTGATATATCCTCGGATTTTTTCTTCCATCTCGTTGCCGTATTCGATTTGTGCGGATGTGTACTCTGTTGCATATCCATCACCTCTCGGTTCGGCTTTTTCTTTTAATAACTGCCACCTCGTCTTGAAGGGGCTGATTCCCATTAGGATGGGGATGTCGCTACCGCCGATATACTTATCACGGTCTTTGATTACACTATCTGACTTCACTGTTCTTCAACTCCTTTAACGCATTTGCAAACTGTTCTTCTGTGGCATCCCTGCTAAGGTCAAAGGCTGATGCAACCATTGTCATCTCGATGTTATGCTCCTTGCAGTATGCTACCAGTTCGTCTCTTGAGGTTCTCTTATTTGCAGGGGGCTTTTTGTTTGATGTTGTACCAGCCCCAAACGAGTACAGTGTGTTACCATTCTTGTCTACTATGATTAGTTTGGAGACTACCCTCTTCTTCTCGACTTCCTTGTATTCGATTTCCTTGACTCGGATGCCTTGGAACTGGTAAGGGTCTGCTAACTCATAGCCTCTGCCACTCTGCTTCTTCTGTGTCTCTGCCTTGATGAATACGAAAGGCGATTCGTACAGTTCTCTGCCTATCCCCCAATTCGTACACGCTCTCTTGAAAGAGTCGCTTGCCAGTCCTTTCTCGGCTTCGGTATTGGACTCTGTTCCTGTGTCTTCCTTGGAAATCCATTCGTACTTTTCTGAATCCCATATGGACACTATGCAGTTTGCGTTCTCTCTTGTATGATGTCTCTGCCAGTTCATCGCACCTACTGTCTCGTCAAGTATGGACATATCCACCCTTGCGTTCTTATAAAGTAGGAATGTTGCGCCTTTGGCTGATACTGTACCGATGCGGACATCTATCTCATCGGCTCTCAATGCTCTGAAGTTAAGTTCCACTATTCGTCACCTCTCTTCGGTCTGAAGAACAGAGTACCTTCTTCTACCCAACCATCATATTCTCTGCACGACCTTGTTCTTGATAAGACTTCTCTACAGAAGTTTACATTTGAGATTACTACTCCACTTCCACTATGCGAATGAGTTGTCACTAACCCAACCTTGCTCGGTTCGAGTGCGAACGTTGTGCCTTTGATTTTAAGGTTCACCCTTTCTCCATCTTTCCAGTTAAGTTCTTTGGAATACTTCACAGGGATGCTCATCATCCTTTTGTTGTTTGAGATTTTGATAACGCCGCTTCCTCTGCCACGGCTCGAAGCCTTGATTTCAATGAGTTCAAACCCATCTAATAAATTAGTTCCTATCATTTCCTTCTCCTTTTCTTCTTTTTGAGTCCGATTATTGACCCTTATCTTGTGATAATTTTTAAGTGCCATCGGATGAAACTTTTTACCACGATACTCCCCGATGATTCAGTTTCGCTACTCTCGCCTGATGTTAATGAACTTGCTGACAGTCGGTGTATGATTTTGAAATAATTTACCCAACTGAACAGTAACTGATTTTGACTGCCAGCAAGTCGGCAACATCCGTAAGGTAGGTTATTTAAGTAACCTTTTAATATCGACTCGCAGTGCCTTGGATACCTTAGAAAGGTTTTCCACAGTGGGAGAAGATACCTTCCATTTTGCTATTGAGCCGTTTGACATACCTGCTCTGCTTTCTAACTCGCAGATAGACAAGCCCTTACGGTTGGCGATTTCCTTTATGTTTTCATAAATGTTCATAATCGCCTTTTGGAAAAGAAAATATTCTTGACATCGGAATGAAAATAATCTACAATATATTTCCCAAAACTTATAAATTTTTTCTTACGATGTTTGGAAAATTTTCCAATCCCTACAATGCCATTATACGGGAAGATTTTCTAAATGTCAAGTGTTAATTTTGCATTTTTAAGGAGAATTTTCCACAATGAAATTAAAAGACAAAGTACAGGCATTATGCAAAGAACGTGGCATATCTATAAGAAGATTTGAAAATGAATTAGGTATCTCTAATGGAAACGTTAAGCATTGGGATGTTTCAATGCCTTCAGGGGACAAACTTCTGGCCATAGCAAAATACTTTGGCGTTTCTGTAGACTATCTTCTTGATGAGACCACGGATTCTACAAGTGAATATTATGAAGACCCCGAAGTCGAAATGATGACCCAGCAACTTAAAGACAGACCTGAACTTAAAATACTTTTCGATGCTTCTAAGGATTTAAAGAAGGAAGATATTGAATTGGTTTTAAGTATGATAGAAAGAATGAAATGATAATGAAAAGGGGGATATGGATATGGAAAGGGATGATATTAAATATATAATGGTAGATAACCTGCCGAACAGAATCGGTGCGTGCTTAGCAGAATGTACTGAGCCTGATGGTGAATACTATACAATGATGCTAAATAGGAACTGCGGCGACAACAAAATCGCTGAATCCATCGCTCACGAACTGGAGCATTACTTCCACGATGACTTTCATTCGCCACTAACGGTAGGAGAAATCGAAAACTTAAGGCATAAGTAATTCCTTTACCCTGCTATACGGAAAGGATATGCTATGACTTTAAATGAATGGGCTGACACTTGTGTAAGTGTATATAAGCCTAACCTAAAAATCGGAACAAGATATTACTACAACTACCATAATCGTCTAAAGAATTGCGTACTATTATATATTGGCGATATGGAAATCGAATCCATCAAGCCTATCGACTGCCAAAAATGTATAAACCATCAGATAGGTAACTCTGTTTTTTATATCAACCAAACTAAGCAGTTGATGGACTTCCTGTTCGAGCGTGCTATCGACAATGATATAATAGGTAAAAACCCTGCAAGGAACATAGTTAAACCTGTAGGGACTGTATCAACGAGGCGTTCACTTACTAATGAAGAACGAGAAGCCTTCCTTAAAATGGTGGAAGAACCTGTTAACCTGCCCTTCGCATTTATGTATTATTGTGGCTTGCGGCCATCCGAAGCAAGGGATATTAGAGAGTCTGATATAGTGGAGATAGCAGGCGTACCTGCCCTTCACGTAAGAGGCACAAAGACTAAAAACGCAGTAAGAGATATTCCTTTGCCGAAGGATTTGTCGAGGCTGATACAAAAGTCGCTGAAATCGCCAAATAGAGGCTCTGATGGGTATATCTGTCATATAAGTGATAAGACTTTGAAAAGAAGATGGAAGCCTCTAAAAAAGATAATGGGTAATGCACCCGACCTTGTACCTTACTGTTTCAGGCATACATTCTGTACTGATTTGCAAAAGAAAGGTATAGATGTGAGGGTCGCACAGAAGTTAATGGGTCATTCCAAGATAGATTTGACAGCCACTATATATAGTCATCTG